GACAAAGGAAGCACCCAAATGGGATATTCCTGCGATCAAAGAAAGATGGAAAGGTAAGACAATTGTATTCTGTTTACCTGGCAGAGGTTGTTCTTATACCTTTTTAAAGAATTTTGTACAACTGTGCTTTGATTTAGTACAGTCAGGAATGAGTATTCAGATATCTCAAGATTATTCCTCTATGGTTAACTTTGCAAGATGTAAGTGTCTTGGTGCAAATGTTCTCCGTGGACCTAAGCAAATTCCTTGGGATGGTAAACTTGAATATGATTGGCAACTCTGGATTGATAATGATATTGTCTTTGATGTTAATAAGTTCTGGCAGCTTGCTGATCTAGCAATCCCTGCGAGTGGTGAAGAAAGAGAAATCGCAGCTGGCTGGTATGCTACAGAGGATGGACATACTACTTCAGTTGCACACTGGTTAGAAGAGGATGACTTCCGTAAGAATGGGGGAGTTATGAATCACGAGACTGTTGAGTCTATGGGCAAACGCAACAAACCTTTCACAGTTGACTATACTGGTTTCGGTTGGGTATTAATTAAGAAGGGTGTCTTCGAGAATATGGAATATCCTTGGTTTGCTCCTAAGATGCAAGTCTTCGAGTCAGGTGGAGTACAGGATATGTGTGGTGAGGACGTGTCTTTCTGCCTAGATGCTAAAGAAGCAGGTATTGAGACATGGTGCGACCCTCGCATACGTGTAGGACATGAAAAGACTAGGGTGATTTAATGGCAAAAGCAACATCAGGAGCATGGGGAACCGTCAAACTCGTCTCGATTCCTAAAAAAACTCGTCAAGGACGCTCGGTTAACACACTCCTATCCGCAACTTCTCGCAATAAAGCAAAAAAGAAGTACCGAGGACAAGGAAAATAGATTAAGAGGGGGAGCAATCCCCCTTTTTTTATTGTTAAATAGTAAAAATGCACTAAAATTATGGAAAACTCCAAAAAGAAGATGCTAAGAGAGGTTTCAAATGACCATCTTACTCCTAAAAAACGTGATGATTTAGTACAAAGTGAGATTTTTGGGGATTTTGAAGAAGATGATCTTGAATATGACGATCAAATGATGATTATTTGAAACAATAGTTTGTAATCCTTAATAAATAAACAATAATCGCCGTATTAGTGTGCCAATAGAACGGGTTAGTCAAGGTTTTAAAGATATAAGTATGACATTTCAGTCTAATCCACTGAATGATGACCTTATTGCGATTAAAAATGAGAATGCAATTGCCCGTTCTTTGCGAAATATTGTTTTTACAACACCTGGAGAGAAGTTCTTTAATCAATCTTTTGGTTCAAGAATCACAGAATCTCTTTTTGAGAACATAGATGAGATCACTGCTACTATTATTGTTGATGAAATTCGTCAATCAATTGATAATTACGAACCAAGAGTGGAAGTAGATGATGTAAAAGCATTTCCTGACTATGAAAACAACAGTTTTGATGTAACTATTACATATGATGTGATTGGATCAGAGATTCCAACACAAGAATTACAGTTTGTTTTGCAATCTAGTAGATAAAAATGCCATTAGCTAACTTTTCTAACTTGGATTTTGACCAAGTTAAGTCAACTTTACAAGAATATCTTAAATCCAACTCGAATTTTACGGATTATGACTTCGAGGGATCTAACCTGTCAACAATTTTAGACGTTTTAGCATATAATACCTACATTACTTCATACAATGCCAACATGGTAACGAATGAAGTGTTCATCGATACTGCAACTTTAAGAAAAAATATCGTTTCACTAGCAAGAAATATAGGTTATACACCCCGTCCAAGGCAAGCAGCAAAGGCAACAATCTCTTTCTTTGTTGATACTACTGGAATTACCCCTACACCTGCTTCTTTGACTCTTAAAAAAGGTCCAGTAGCAGCATCTTCAACTGCATTTGGTGGACAATCATTTATTTTTTCAATTTTAAGTGATATTACAGCTCCTGTGTTAAATGGGATTGCAACTTTTGATGATGTTGAGGTTTATGAGGGAACATTATTAACTCAAACTTACACTTATTCGGCAAGAGTGCCAAATCAGAAATTTATTTTACCAAATATTGGTGTTGATACTGATTTAATTGCAGTTTCAGTAAAACCCACCGAAGCTTCTGCAACAGAAACAAAATATAGTTCTCAAGATAGTCTTTTTGATGTAAAATCTGACTCAAAAGTTTATTTTTTACAAGAAATTGAAGATGAAAGATATGAAATATTTTTTGGAGATGGAATTTTTGGAAAAGCACTTGAAGATGGTAATTTTATAACAATTAATTACATAACTTCTAATGGTGATGCTGCAAATGGAATAAATTCTTTCAATTTTTCAGGAAGACTTCAATATACACGTAATGCAAACACTTATAATGTTACAACTGGTATTTCTTTGCTCACAACTGGCATAATTGCTTCGGGTGGAGAGACAATTGAGTCTGTAGAGTCGGTTAGAAAGTTTGCTCCACGAATTTATGCCTCTCAAAATAGAGCAATTACTGCAAATGACTATGAATCATTAATTCCAGCAAAAATTTATCCCGAAACAGAGTCAATTTCTGTTTTTGGAGGTGAAGATCTAGTTCCACCTCAGTATGGAAAGGTTTTTATTAGTATAAAACCAAAAACTGGTGATTTTCTTCCAAATTTAATCAAAGAACAGTTAAAATTAAAATTAAAGAAGTATGCAGTAGCAGGAATTGTCCCTGAAATACTTGATTTGAAGTATCTTTACCTTGAAGCTGATTCAAAAGTATATTTTAACTCAAATCTTGCAGAATCTGCAGAATCTGTTTCTAGTATTGTTCAAAATAATGCTAATAAGTATGCAGAATCAACAGAAATGAATAAGTATGGTGCTAGATTTAAATATAGTAAGTTTTTATCACTTATTGATAATAGTAATGAGTCTGTAACTTCTAATATTACAACAATTAATATGAGAAGAGATTTGAGAGTTGTATTAAATTCTTTTGCAGAATATTCTATTGGTTTTGGTAATGAATTTTATATTAAAAGGATGAGTGGATATAATATTAAATCATCTGCATTTAGAATTGCTGGAATATTAGATGATGTTTATATTGCAGACATTCCTAATACAAATAAATTGAATGGATCTTTATTCTTATTCTCTGTTCCTTCAATAGATTCAACATCTCCAACTATTCTTAGAAGAAATGTTGGAACAATTGATTATAAAAAAGGAGTTATTACTCTCAATCCAATTAATGTTCAATCTGGAATGCTTAAAGATGGTCAGACTATTATTGAAATATCAGCATGTCCACTTTCTAATGATGTTATTGGATTACAGGATCTTTATTTGCAACTAGATATTAATAACAGTAACTTTGAAATGGTTGTTGATGAAATTGCCTCTGGATTAGATCCTTCTGGTTCTAATTATATTACTTCTTCAAGTTATGCGAATGGTAGTTTAGTGCGTCCTGGTGGACGTAATGTTGCTGCAACAGGAGGAACTGCTATAGCTCCTACTACAACTACAACTACAACCACATCCACTACAACCACAACCTACTAAGATAGAAAAACTATAAAATGTCTACAAAAAGAATTCAGCTTAATAACGTTGTTCAAAATCAGCTTCCTGGATATGTCAGATCAGACTATCCATTAGTTGCTGAATTTTTAAAGTCATATTATCAAGGACAAGAATATCAAGGTGGACCAATTGATTTGGTTCAAAATATTGATCAATATACAAAGGTTAATGAACAGGTTGGTCTTACAGAATATGTTGGATTGGGTGCTTCCATAGGTATTGTTAATGATACGATTGAAGTTGATATGAAAAATAACCCAACAGGAACTTTGGGTTTTCCAAATTCTTATGGGTTATTAAAAATTAATAATGAAATTATTACTTATACTGGAATAACTACTTTTGCCTTTACTGGGTGTGTTAGGGGTTTTGCTGGTATTAGTTCATATCACAGTGATACAAATCCTGAAGAATTAGTATTTGAATCTACATCTGCTCAAGAGCACAATAAAGGGGATAGTATACAAAATCTTAGTTCTCTTTTCCTTAAAGAATTTTTAGTTAAAACTAAGCACCAACTTGCTCCTGGATTTGAATCAAGAAAGTTATCTTCAGATCTAGATCAAAATATTTTTATAAAACAATCTAAAGATTTTTATGTAAGTAAAGGAACTGATAGAGGTTTTGAGATTCTATTTAAAGCTTTATATAATGAAGATGTAAAAATTATAAGACCATCTGAATTTCTTTTTACACCATCTAACGCAAATTATAAAATAACAAGAGATTTTGTTGTTGAGCCAATATCTGGTGATCCAATTAATCTTGAATTATCTACATTATATCAAGATGCATATCAAGGAGAGGGTATTGATAAAGCATATGCTCCTATAACTCACGTTGAACCAATTAATGTTAGTGCTGGAACTACATTTTACAAATTAAGTATAGATGCAGGTTTTAATAGGGATTCTAGAGTAGAAGGATCTACTTACGGAACTTTTGTTACTCCACCTAGAACAAAAGTAATTGGTGAAGTTGGTGCAGGTCTTACTTTTATTAATGTAGATTCAACTGTTGGATTTGGAACTACTGGAGAATTGTATTTTAAATATATTGACAATAGTGTAGGAGTAAGTTCATATACATCAAAAAGTTTAACTCAATTCTTTGGACTTAGTGGAATTGGTAAAACTATATTGAGTGGTGAGACTATTGGTATTAATACTTTTGCATATGGAAAATCTGTTGTAGATTTTGATGAAACTATTGAAGTAAGAATTACATCAGTAATAGATTCCCTTAATTATGAAGATTCTAATTGTCTTTATGAACCAGATGATACTATAAGAATAAAAACTTTAGGAATTGGAGATACTGGATTTAAACTTGATGAATGGTTTTATAATGTAGCTGCTGTATATAAAATTGATAGTATTGTACTTAAAGATTCATCAGATTTTACTTATGAAATAAATTTAACAACTGATCATGACTTTAAAGTTGGTGATAAATCTGTTGCTGTTTTGGTTGGTAGTGATGGTAGAGATTTGCCAGTATCTGATATAACTCAATTAACATCTGCAAAGTCTTTTATTATTAAAGGTCAAGGTGAAATTAATACAGATTTAAATTATACGATAGAAAGGCAAATTCTAAAAACAAATGCTATAAATTTCCCAGAGGCATCTGCATCTTCTACAAATATACAAAACGTATATAAAGATAGAAAAACAGACAAATTATTAATAGCGTCTAATTCTATTCCAACATATGGATCTCAATCACTTGGTGTTAATGATGGGAAAATTGTTTTTAGTGGAAGTTTTAGTGGTGATGAATATGAAGTCATAACAAATGCAACAACAAGTCCATCTGGAGTCCCTATCTTCGATCATGGATTCTATACTGGTGATGCAATTTATTATACACCACAAATAGTTAATGATGCTTATGTAGATCCTGGTAGTGGAACTTCTATAGACAATTTTGTTATTAAATCATCTTTGATGGATGAGGGTCTTTATTTTGTAAAAAGAGTAAATGAAACAACTCTTAAATTTGCAAAGAGTGGTTCTGACCTCTATAATGGAAAGTTTGTCACTCAAGACTCAGTTGGTATTGTAACTGATAATAAAATATCTCCATTTAAATTTAATAATAAGTCATTAACTGCACAAAAAATATTAAGAGAAGTATGTCCACCAGATAATACAGGAACTGTATATGAAACTACACCAGGTCATACTGGAATATTTGTAAATGGTGTAGAAATATTAAATTACAAATCTTTTGATCAAGTTTATTATGGAGAACTTAAGGGTATAGATGTTCTTGCTGCTGGAAGAGACTATGATGTAATTAATCCACCATTTTTACATATTAAAGATACTGTTGGAACTGGAGCTACTGGATATGTTGCAGTATCTGGATCTTTAAAGGAAATGAGGATAATTGATCCAGGATTTGATTATCAAGAACCCCCAACATTAAAAATAAGTGGTGGTAATGGATCAGGAGCTAATGCTTCTGTAAATATGCAATCTGTGGAACATTCTGTTCCTTTTGAAGCAAATTCTCCTAGAATAGGTCTTGAGACAGATTCTTCTTTACCTTCCACAATTGGATTTACTACTTATCATAAATTTAAAAATGCAGAAGAAGTAATATATGTTACAAATAATCAAGAAGTTGTTGGTGGATTAACTACTAGTTCAACTTATTTTGCTGCTCTAGTTGGAACTGGTGGAACTACAATAAGACTTCATAAAGATGAAGCAGGTGCTCTTGCAGGTATTAATACAATTGCATTAACATCTAAAGGAATAGGTAAACATTTTATAAAATCTGTTAGTAAGAAATCAATAGTTGAATCTATTAATATAATTTCTGGTGGAAGTGGATATCAAAATAAAAAAAGAACTGCCTCTTCTGCTGGTATAGACACTTCTTTAAATTGTATTAATATTACAAATCACGGTTATGAATCTGGAGAAATTGTTAATTATACATGTGATGGAACACCAATAGCAGGATTGACTACTTCAACTGATTTTTATGTTACGAAGAAAGATGATAATAGTTTTTATCTAACAAGTGTTGGTGTAGGAACTACTGCTAGTGATTTTTATTATAAGACAAAACAGTATAGACCTCTTACTTCTATTGGAGTGGGAACACATACTTTCAACTATCAAGACATTACTGTAAGTATTACTGGAGATGTTGGTATAAATTCAGTAGGATCTGAAACTTTTGAACTTAAGGTTCAACCTATAATTAGGGGTGAAATAACATCTATTCATTTATCAAATAATGGTGTTGGATATGGTGCATCTGAAATTATTAATTTTATTAGAGAACCAGAAGTAAGTTTATTATCTGGATCTGATGCACAATTAACTCCTGTTGTTAGTGGTGGAAAAATTGTTGAAGTTATTGTTGACAACAAAGGTACTAATTATAACTCTCCTCCAAACTTACAGATAAATGGTGATGGATTGGGTGCTGTTATAACACCTATTATAAAAGTAGTTGATCTTAATGGAAATGCTTCATCAGTAGGTATAGGAACAACTATTAACTATGTTTTAGATACGGTTAATATAATACATGGAGGAGCTGGATATGGTAGGACAACTACTTCTATTGATGTTATAAATTCTGGAACCGATAGTAAAACTAGTGTAAAAATCCAACAATGGAATCTTAATTTATTTGAAAGATATTATCAAACCCAACAAATTAGTGATGATGATGGAATTATAAAAGATGGTAATATTGAATTGCAATATAATCACTTATATGCTCCTAGAAAATTAAGACAAACTGTTTATGCAACTAATCAAGAAGGTCAATCATTATATGGTGAACCAGATTTAAGAAAAGTTAACGGACAAGAAGTTCCATCGGATAATCATTCCCCTATTATTGGTTGGGCATATGATGGTAATCCAATATATGGACCTTATGGATATGTTAAGAAGGAAGGTGGTACAGTAACACAGATGAAATCTGGTTATGTTGAAGAAGCTTCAATTAAAGAAAATAGACCACCATTAAGTATTTTCCCTGCAGGGTTCTTCTGTGATGACTTTACATATAAATCAGTAAGTGATGAAGCTGTTTTAGATGAAAATAATGGAAGATTTTGTGTAACTCCACAATACCCAAATGGAACTTATGCTTATTTTGCAACAATTGATGATTCTGGTGCAGAGCAAGGTGGACAATTTAACACATATAAATTGCCAGTATATCCTTATTTGATAGGTAAAAATTATTATTCAACCCCAAATAATTTTAATTTATTATCTTCTTCAAATCAAGATGCTTATGATTTAAAAAATACTGATTGGTTGAGAAATACTACTCCTTATAATTTAATTCACGATGATAAAGCATATTATCCATATATGCCTCTTCCAAATCTTTTATCTCAAACTATTGATGTTGTAGGAACAAAACCTGGTGTTTTAGAAAGTATTGGAATTGAGACAGGTGGAAATAATTATAAAATTGATGATAAAGTAATATTTAATAATACCAATACTAAGGGAATAGGAGCATCTGCTAAAGTTTCAAGACTTCTTGGTAAATCAGTAAGTAGTGTAAGTCTTGCTACTAGTAGCATAACAAATGTAGAAATTTATCCTTCAGATCAAAAGGGAATTTATAGTATTGTTTCTACAGAACCTCATGAATGGGTTAATAGGGATATTATTACAGTTACTGGATTATCTACTACTTCTTCCGAAATTGGTGGTGTTTATACTGCTGGAATTACTTCTACAAGATTAACAGTAACTGGAGTAGGAACTACTGCTGTTGCTATTGGCACTGATGGTGCTACTGGTATAGTAACACATATTGATGTTCGTGGAGATTTATCAAAACTTCAATCTAATGATCTTCTTGGAATTGGAACAGAAACTTTAAAACTATTAAATGTAGAACCTCTTCTTTCTAGAATTAGAGTTCTTAGATCTGTTAATGGAGTTACTGGAGTTTCTCATACTGTAACAACAGAAATTCTTGAAAAACCAAGAAGATTTACTATTAATTCTGGATTTAGTTCAGATTATGAATATAGAGTAAACGATCAAATTTATTTTAATCCTGCTGATTCAGTTGGTTTGGGTACAAGATCTGGAGTTGGTATTGGTAGCACAATTGTATTCAGTAATCCTGGAATTGGCATAACTCAGAAATTTATTCAAACAAAGTCAATTTATATTCCTGATCATGGATTAAAAACAGGTGATAAACTAACTTATTCTCCTAATGGTGGAACTGGTCTTAATATTAGGTGGGATGGATCAGATGCTGTTTATACGGGTATTAATACATTAACAAATGGTCAAACACTTTATGCTGCTGCCATTACTGAAGACTTGATAGGTATATCCACTGTTAAGGTTGGTTTAGGTAGTACAGGTACTTTTGTGGGTATTGCAAGCACACAGAGGGGTAGTACAACAGTATTCTTCTCTGGATTGGGTACTGGAGTTTACCATAGCTTTAAAACTAATTATGATGTAATTACAGGAGAAGTTCGTAGACTTACAGCTACTGTTTCAACTGGAGAAACTCATGGTTTATTAAACTATGAAAATGTTTATATGAGTGTTGTTTCTGGTCTTACAACAACAGTTAGTGTTAAGTATAATGATTATAATAGAAGAATGGTAATTGATCCAAAATCATTTACTGCTTCTGGAGTTAATACTACTACTAATGCAATTACAATAAATGATCATGGATATGAAACAGGAGATAAAATTATTCATACCGCATCTACTCCTGCTGGTGGTTTAGATGATAATGGAATTTATTATATTGTAAAAGTTGATAATGATAGTTTTAAATTATGTAAAACTGATTTTGAATCCAAAGAACCAAAACCATCTGTAGTTGGAATTAGTAGTACTTCTATAGGAACAATAAATCCAATAAATCCACCTATAAAAGTTTATAAGAATTCTGTTGTTGAATTTGATCTTTCTGATGCTTCATTAGGATATTATATACAATCTACAAATTATCCAGCTTTTGAATTGAATTTTTATAGTGACGAAAATTTAACAAAAGAATGGAATACATCTCCACAGTCCAATACTTTTAATATTACACGAAATGGAACTGTAGGGGTATCTACTGATGCTAAAGTAACTTTGTCTGTTACTAAAGATATTCCAGAAGTTTTATATTATACTTTAAATCCTATTTTTGATAGTACATTACCACTTGTCAAAAAACAAATAAAGGTTGATACTGGAGTTTTATCTGGGAATGAAATACAACTTACTGATAGTGTTTATAGTGGAAAACAAAGAATAACTATAGGTGCAACTAATCAGTTCTCATATACATTAAAAAATACTCCTGAAAGAACTTCATATGGAACTACATCATTTGTATCTTATGAAACTGATAGTCCAACTGCATATGGTGCAATTGCGGATTTTGAGATAGTTAGTCCTGGTAGAAATTATTATACTCTTCCTGGTATTTCTACAATTAATACGGAAGTTGGTAGTGGTGCTATTATTGAATCGAAGAGCACATCAGTTGGAAAAATTAAAAAATTAAAAGTTAAAGATATTGGATATGATTTCCCATCAGATACTACTATAAGACCTGATGCTTCTTTACCTCAGATTATTAAAATAGATGCTTTGATGTCTATTGAATCTATTGGAATAACTTCTTTTGGAAGAGGTTATATTTCTGCACCAGAATTAATCCTTGTTGATGGAAAAACTAAAAAACCAGTTTTTGATGTTGATTTAAAATATACATTAGGAAATCCAGAAATAGAGATTTTAAAGAATACTAAAGGTATTAGTAATTCTCCTCCTACTATTATTACAGATAAGAATAGTAATGGTGTTGGAATTGCTACGGTTGGATTTAATACTGAAAATTATGATGTAACAGTACAATTATCTGTTGGATTTAGTACTGCTGATACATTCCCAATTGCTGTTGGTGATAAAGTCTTTGTAGAAGGTGTTGGTGTAGGAGTTGGTACTACCGCAAAAGGATATAATTCAGAAAATTATGATTATGAACTCTTTACTATAACAGCAGTTGATCCAAATTATGGTGGTATTGGAACTGTTACATATAATCTTTCTAATCATTTTACAGGATTAGCACCTGGATTATCAGCAGGAACATTTGATTTTATTAATTCTTCTGCAAGAATTGTTCCTCAGAAGTTTATGCCTACATTTGATGTTAAGTTGAAACCTAATGATTTTTCTCAGAATGAAGTAGTTACTGGTTCTATTAGTAGCACTAGGGGAACTGTTCAAAATTGGAACTCAGATACTGGTATTTTAAGAGTTACCAATACTGATGGATTTGTAGTTAATGATATTCTGAAGGGATTAACTTCAGGTACTCAGGGTCTTGCCTCATCCATAAAGTCTTTTGATTCTTACATTAAGTTGAATGCAACTTCAAGGGTTGAAAAAGGTTGGGAAACTGATTCTGGATTCTTTAATGCTCATATTCAAAGAATACAGGATAGTGATTATTATCAAAATCTTTCTTATTCATTAAGTTCTAGAGTTGATATGGAAACATGGGATGATCCAGTTTCTTCTTTAAATCATACGCTAGGATTTAAGAAATTCTCTAATTATCAATTAGAATCAACCTCTTCTGCTAGGGTTGGATTATCTACAGAATTATCTGATGTTTCTGTGGTAAATGATCTATATGGTGTTGGTAATTTAAATTGTGTATATGATTTTGATTTAGTATCTGAAAATGCTTTGGATATTAGTGGAGATGATGCCTTTTCTACAGAAATAACTTTCTCAAGTAGAATATTGCAAGATTATTCAGAATCAGTTGGAAACAGAGTTGTTTCTATTGATGACTTTAGTGGTACATTCAATAGTAATCCAAGAGCAACTAGATTTACTACTGTTAATAGATTTACTTTATCAGAAAGAAGAGCATTAAAGTATATCACATTTGTAAGAGATAAGAGGTTTAGTGCTCAAAGACAATTGATGATTGTTGATATTATTCATGATGATAGTTTAGGATATATTAATCAATATGGTAGAGTCGAATCAGTTTATGATCAAGGTGATTTTGATTTTGCTATTTCTGGTAGTGAAGGATTATTAAATTTCTATCCAGTCAAATATTCTGTTAATGACTATTGGGTTTCTAGCCTTTCTTATAATCTTGATGATAATCTGTTAAGTACTGGTAGTACTGTTATTGGTAGATCATTAGTTGATTCTGAAAGTGTTACAATTGGTACTGGAATAGGTACAACAACAATTGTAGGTATTGCAAGTACTTACAGATCTGCCAAAGTAATTATTAATATCAATCCTGATATTAGTGGAACTGAGCATGAATTTAATCAATTGAATATTATCCATAATGGTGATGAAGTTGATATAATGGAATATGGAAGAATGACTACCATTAGTAATGTTAGTAATATGACTAGTGGTTTGGGAACTTATCGTGGTTATATTGATGGAACAGAATTAAAAGTTGATTTTATTGCCAATTCAGATGTTGGTATAGGAACAACTGGTGTTATTAATACCATTCTTGTTGGTATGGCAGATTCTGCTTATACAGGTATTGGAACAGTTGATCTTAAACATGCAAGATTAGAATCAAGAACAACTGAAATTTCATCCTCTGCTTCACCTGGAGTTACTACTGTTGGAGAATATCCTTCTGATTATGAAGCTGCTTACGGAACTATTCAAGTTACTGATGCAACAAATCAAGCTTATTCTATGTTTGAGTTTGCTGTAGTTACGGATTATGTTGAAGGTACAAATACTGAAACATATGATGTAGATTTTGCTAATGTTTCCTCTGGAGTTTCTCCAACTGGACTTGGTACTTTTGGATCAAAAGTATCTTCTGCAGGAACTGTATCTTTACTCTTTACTCCTGTTGCAAGTATTAATGCACAAGTTAATGTGTATATGAATGCAGTAAGAATACAAGATGATACTAAGGATACGATTGATTTCAATAATGGAGTTATTGAAAGTGGATTTGGTCAATATACTGGAACTGAGAATGCTGTATTGAGAGCATTTGGATTATCACACAAATCTGATCCAATTTTTAGAAAACCATTTGATGGTAGTGATAGTGCTATAGTAGATGTTACAAATAACACTATCAATCTTCCAAATCATTTCTTTGTTACTGGTGAGGAACTTGTTTATACAAATCCTGGTACTGGTTATACGATGGCACTTGGAATTGCTAGTACTACTGGATTTGCTGGAATTGGCACAACTACTTTATTACCAAGTACAGTATATGCAGTTAAGATTGATGATGAAACCATTAAGCTTGCAGAGAGTGTCTCTAAGGCACTTCAGACCGTCCCAGAGGTCGTTGATATTACAAGTGTAGGTATTGGAACTTCTCATTGCTTTAATGCTGTTAATCAGAATAAGAAAGCTATTATTTCTTTAGATAATATTATTCAATCTCCTATTGTTTCAACTGCCGTAACCACTCATCTAGCAGATCAAGTATTTACTACTGATGATAATATAGAGTTTGCAGGAATTACATCATTTTATGGTGGTGATTTAATTAAAATTGGTAATGAAATTATTAGAATTGATGCTATTGGTCAAGCAGGAAATGACAATCTTATTAAAGTTAAAAGATCTTGGTTAGGAACTGCTTTGGCAGGATATGGAACAGGAACTTTAATTACTAAAGTTATTGGTAATTATAATATCGTTGATAATACTTTAAACTTTGTAGAAGCACCTTATGGTAATGTTCCTTTAAGCACTTCTACCAACCCACCAGATTCAAGGGATTGGGTAGGAATTGCAACAGGATCTAGTTTTGAAGGAAGAATATTTATGCGTTCTGGTGTTCCAGATACTGCAAATGAACCATATTGGAGAAACTATATTTTTGATAGTCTTTCCTCTCAATTTACAGGACAAGCATCAGACTTTGTATTAGAATCTGGTGGATCCAATATTTCTGGAATTGTTACTGATACTGCTATTGTTCTTATTAATGATATCTTCCAAACTTCAGGATCTAATAACGAATATACTATTGTAGAAGATGCTACGGTTGGGGTAACAACAATTGCATTTACTGGTACTGGAAGTTCTACTTCGGATGTAAATGTTGGAAATCTTCCGAACGGTGGAATAATAGTTTCTGTTGGTTCTAGTGAAGGATTTGGTTATCAACCTTTAGTTGCTGCAGGTGGAACTGTTACAGTTGCTGCTGGTGGTACTATTAAATCTATTAGTATTGGTAATACAGGTTCTGGTTATAGAGCAGGTATTCAAACTGTTAATGTTGGAATACAAACTCTAAGTCGTGTTGGTACAAATGTAATTGGAATAGGAACAGCACAAATTACAACTGGACATATTACAGGAATTGCTGTTACTAATGTAGATCACATTTTCTATTCACCTAGAAAAGTTGCAAATGTTGGATATAGTTCAGTTACTGGTATTTCTACTATAACAACACAAACTGATCATGGATTATCTGCTGGTGATGAAGTAACACTTTCTGGTATTGCCTTTACTTGTGATTACTCACCTAGAATTGGTATTCATACTGCAGTCTATGATAATATTTCTGGTATTATGACAGTTACGACTGCTGTTGGTCATGGATTATCAACTAGTGGTCAAAAGAGTGTTGTTATCTTTACTGGATTAGCATTTACTTGTGGATTGGATAATGGAGCATCTACTCATTATTATCCAAGAGGACAAGATTCTGCATATCACACAGCAGTTAAGATTACTAAAGATGGTTCTAAGAAAACTGTAACAGATGCCGTGTATAATCCCAACACTGGTATCATGACAGTTACTTCTCCTAGTCATGGAATGTCTAATGGAGATAAAGTTAAATTTGCACCTAATTCAATAACATTTACTTGTGATAAAGATAATCATTCTAGTTTGCACTCTTATCCTAGAAAATCGGATACTATTGCTAATCAGTGGATAACAATTTCAAATAAGACAACTAATACATTTAGAGTTAATGTTCTTCCCGTAGCACCTTCTACTAATACAGGTGTTCATAGCTTTGTTAGCGCACTTGGTAATGGACTTACTCATAATGATGGAGATATTGCAATTGATGTAGGATATGCTGCTAATGGAGATCAGTTTGTTCATCAATTCGTATCTGCTACTTCAGGTGCTATAGTTGCAGGTGGTTCTTATCCTCATAGATTTATTGGTTCAGATCCTGCTGCTGTTATTAGTGGTGGTGAATACACTCATTCATTTGTGAGTGCTGGTGTTGGAAGTATTGCAGTAACTGGTATAGGTACGACAACTGCGACTGATGCAACATATAATGCTACAACTGGAAATTTAGTTCTTACTATTCCTTCTCATGGTCTTTCTGATAG